CCAAGACGACGCTTTACAAATCTTTGAACAAATCCTTCCCTCTTTTACACCCGAGTACACCATCGCGATAAAGAATATGGAGGGCCCGGATACGTCAACCGACGTACCAATCGTTCTCAATGGTGTTTCTTTTTCAGATGAGTATGAAGGATCTTTTGAAACCCGAAGAACTTTAGTTTACACTCTTGAGTTTGAGATGCGTGTTCGATTCGCCGGAACAACATCCGAAGGCAAGATTATTCGCATCGTCGATACTTACTACTATAGTAATATATTAAATTCTGATGACAGTCCAAGAATTGATACTTCTAATCCAGTTGGAGAAGAGAATGTAAGAGTCATCGCAGACGACGATGGATCTCCGTTCGATAGTTTAGATAGTCCATTAGATATAACAACAACGTTTGGTTTTGATTATGCCTCCCCGTGATAAAAATGATATTGTTGCTGCTTTAGAAAAAAATCTTCCGGTCACTACTAAGATCATCCCCGAAAAGATCAAATCTAATGTTGATCAGGGAGAAATCAACAATGATACAGAGACTGATGTAGATTATTCTCGGCAAAAGATGAAGGAACTGATCGATATGAGTTCCGAAGCAATTCAGAATATGATGGCACTTGCGTCTGAAACCGAACATCCCAGAGCCTTTGAAGTTCTTTCCAACATGATCAAACAGGCATCCGAGATGTCACAGGATCTCGTAAAACTTCAGAAGACGCGAAAGGATATCACTCAATCCAAAGAAGAATCAAATAGAAACACCACAAATAATGCAATCTTTGTAGGCTCAACGAATGAGTTACAAAAGTTTTTGAAGAATCGTGATACTGATGAATGAAGTAGGCGGATACCTTGGTAACGCTTTAGTTAAGAGAGACGGACTTCCACAGGATTATACTCAAGATCAAGTCGATGAGTATATCAAGTGTATGAATGATCCGATCTACTTTGCGGAGAACTATGTCAAGATCATTACCTTGGATAGTGGACTGCAACCCTTCAAACCTTATCCTTATCAAAGGGAGATGTTTGAACAGTTCAACGAGAATCGTTTCAATCTTGTTCTGGCGTGTCGTCAATCCGGTAAGTCGATCTCTTGTGTGGTTTACATTCTTTGGTACGCGATCTTTAACTCCGAAAAGACCATTGCGATTCTGGCGAATAAGGGATCTACTGCTCGTGAAATGTTATCGCGTGTTACTCTGGCACTGGAAAATCTTCCGTTTTTTCTTCAGCCTGGATGTAAAGAATTGAACAAAGGATCCTTGCAGTTCTCGAACAACTCTCGTATCATCGCCTCAGCGACATCTGGTAGTTCGATTCGTGGTCTCTCGGTCAATCTTCTTTTTCTTGACGAGTTCGCGTTCGTCGAAAATGCAAATACTTTTTACACTTCGACCTATCCGGTTATCTCATCTGGTAAACATAGTAAGGTTATTATCACCTCAACGCAGAATGGAACTGGTACACTCTTCTATCGATTACTTGAAGGTGCAATGCAGGGAACGAACGAATTTACAGCCTTTCGAGTAGACTGGTGGGATGTGCCGGGGCGTGACGAGGAATGGAAAAGACAAACCATCGCCAATACGAGCGAAGAACAGTTTAGACAGGAGTATGGTAACGAAGCGATTGGATCGTCTAACACTTTGATCTCTGCAAATGCTCTTCTTGGTTTAAAGAATGAACGACCCAAACAAGTCTATCAGGGTGCAAAGCTTTATCGCAAGGTGAAAGAAGGTCATCACTATCTGATGATGGTTGATGTTTCAAAGGGAAGAGGACAGGACTATTCGACTTTCAATGTGATTGATATCACCAACGGAGAGTTCGAACAGGTTGCGACTTATCGAGATAATATGATCTCTCCTTTGATCTTTCCGGACATTATCATAAAGATCGCAAAGATGTACAATCAGGCTATGGTTCTGATTGAGAACAATGATGCGGGGCAGGTTGTATGTAATACAGTCTATTACGAATATGAGTATGAGAATACCTTTTTAGAATCATCGGTCAAACGAGGAGGTATCGGAGTGACTATGACAAAAAGAGTCAAGAGGATTGGATGTTCAAACCTCAAAGATCTCATCGAACTCAGTAAACTGAAGATACACGACTCCGAGACTATTCGTGAGCTCGCGTCGTTTGAAGTCAAAGGATCTAGTTTCTCCGCTGCACAGGGAAATCACGATGATCTTGTAATGAATCTCGTTCTCTTTGCGTGGTTCGTTTCTTCAGATGCGTTCGGTAATATCAGTGATATCAATTTAAAGGAGGTTCTATTCAACCAAAAAATGCAGGAGATCGAAGATGATATCGCCCCGTTTGGTGTGATTGATGACGGAACCTCTTATGGAAACTCTGCACATGATCGAATGGTCGAATCACAGAAGGCTTGGAAGTCTCTGTAAATTTCATTATCTATAAATAGTATCATTGAAAAACACCTTATCATGATCAATACTTATCATTCAACTCAAATAACTGAAAGGAAAAACGCATGGGATTTTTAGTATCACCTGGCGTCGATGTCAACGAAGTTGACTTGACAAATGTTATTCCAGCAGTATCAACTTCTATAGGCGGTATAGTAGGCCATTTTCAATGGGGCCCCGTTGAAGAAGTTGTTAGTGTCGGATCCGAAGTCGAGTTGGTTTCTAATTTTCAGAAACCGAACAACGACAACTATAAACAGTGGTTTCAAGCCGCTGCTTTTCTACAATACGCAAACGCATTAAATGTTTATCGTTTCAATGCAACTAGCCTGAATAATGCTAGTACAGATGGCGGAACTTACTTAGTAAAGAACTCCGATAATTGGGAAAGTCAAACCCTTACTTCAAGTCCACAGAATTTCTTCGTTGCCAAATATCCAGGCGCTCTAGGTAATTCTTTGGAAGTATCTGTTCTCACGAGCGGAAACTTCTCGGGTAATGCAAATACAGTTGCAACTGCCGCTGTCAATGGAGCTCCATCAGCTGGTGAAATCCATATTGTCATTATTGACGAAGATGGTACAATAACCGGAACAGCAAACACTGTTCTTGAAGTTTTTGAAAATCTTACGGCAACAGCCGGAAATAAGAGAGATGATGGAACATCAAAATATTACGCCGATGTTCTTGAAACTCAATCTGCTTGGGTTTGGCCTACAGCCGATATTTCCAGCACAACTGACTCAAGTTCAGATGGTTTCAACTATAGTTTGACAGGTGGTTCCGATGGAACAGAACCAACTACTGCTCAACTTCAAGCTGTATACACAACTGCTTTCGGTGATGCCGAAACTTTGGATGTTAATATCTTGATTGGCCCTATCGGTGCAGATACTTCTGAAATAGGATACGCGGCTGCAAATGCAGTGATCGCGGTTGCTTCTGCTCGTAAGGATTGTGTTGCGGTTGTTTCACCTCCGACCACTGGTACGGATGGAACTGCTCTTCAATCAACTGTTGCGACAGCTGTTACAAAGGCAACCGATTGGTCTACTGGAGTTTCATCTAGTTCTTACGGAATCATGACATCCACATGTGTCTATGTATACGACAAGTACAATGATGTTTATCGTTGGATCGGTTCGGCTGGTCATGTTGCAGGTCTCCTTGCTAACGTCGATAATGTCGCGGAAACTTGGTTCTCGCCTGCTGGATACAATCGTGGTCAATTGCGTGGAGTAATCAAACTCGGTTATAACCCAACCTCATCTCAGCGTGATACACTTTACAAGGGTCGTGTTAATCCTCTCGTATCTTTCCCCGGCCAAGGAATTATCCTTTTCGGTGATAAGACTGCACAGAGTAAACCAAGTGCCTTTGATCGTATTAACGTTCGCCGTTTGTTTATTGCATTAGAAAAAGCAATCTCTACTGCTTCTAAGTTTCAGTTATTCGAATTGAATGACGAGTTTACACGAGCAATGTTCCGAAACATGACAGAACCTTTCCTACGGGATGTAAAGGGTCGTCGTGGTGTTACGGACTTCCTCGTTGTTTGTGACGAAACAAATAATACCGGAGAAGTGATTGACACAAACCGTTTCGTGGCTGATATTTTTATCAAGCCCGCACGTTCAATCAACTTCATCACACTTAATTTCATCGCTACTCGTACTGGTGTTGAGTTTTCTGAAGTTTCTGGACAACAGTAATATAAATAGTTAAAGAAAGGAAACTATCATGGCACTAGGAGTAGACGATTTTAAATCAAAACTTATTGGAGGAGGCGCTAGGCCCAATCTGTTTAAGGCAACTGTAAACTTTCCGGCATATGCTGGAGGAGACAGTGAATTAACACAGTTCTTGGTCAAGGGTGCTCAGTTACCTGCAAGCGTTATCGCACAAATTGACGTACCTTTTAGAGGTCGTCAGTTGAAGATAGCCGGAGATCGCACGTTTGAAAACTATTCCATTACGGTTCTAAATGATGCCGGAATGAGTATTAGAAATTCATTTGAACGTTGGATGAACGGAATCAATGAGCATAACGCTAATCTTGGATTAGTAAACCCAACAGACTATCAAGCAGATATGCTCATCGAGCAACTTGATAAGTCTGAAAATGTAACAAAAAGATATGATATTCGCGGAGCATTTCCTGTAAATGTTTCTGCAATTGACTTGAGTTACGATACAAATGATGCAATTGAAGAGTTCACAGTTGAACTTGCATTCCAGTATTGGGAATCCTTGGGTGGAAGCTGGTCTTCAACCACTTAATTAGATATTAATTCAAACCTATCCGCCTCGTGAGTCTATCCTTGCGAGGCGGATAAATACATCTATGGAAATATTTGGCTACGATATAAGTAAGAAAGTTACCCCGAAAGTAAAGAAAGAAATTGTTTCACCGATTCCAAAACCGAGTGAAGACGGTTCTTCTACGACAACAGTATTTTCGGGAGGTCTTTACGGACAGTATATCGATCTAGGAGATTCGGCAACAGTCTCTGATCACGATCTTATTTTAAAGTATCGTGAAGTTGCAACACAACCCGAAGCAGATACGGCGATTACAGATATCGTTGATGGTGCAATTGCATCGGGAGATAACTCAGCACCAGTCAATATCTCACTTGATGATCTGGATCAACCGGACAATATCAAGAAGCAGATCATTGAAGAATTTAACAAAATATTAACGCTTTATCGGTTCAATCATAACGGTCACGATCTCTTTCGTAACTGGTATATCGACGGCCGAGTCTATTTTCAGATC